GCTTCATCGTGTGACGCGTGTAGTCACCTGCTGTTTTCAATGTGAACTGTGATTCTTTCGCGGCATCAGACATTGAAAATGGCGTATTGTCATCAAATGGGTTCAGCTCTCGAATATCGATGATCAGTTCGGGTGATATCTCGCGCGTGAAACCTCTGTTTGTTTCGATATATCCACCGACTGTCACAACGCCGTCTTCAACTTTGATCACGCGACGTACTTTGTATGGGTTCAACAGCTTGAATTCTTTGATAGCGCCGTATCTATTTGCTGAGAAGTTGCGAATCGCCATCAGTGGAAACCACCCTTCAAGATCAAGATACGTACTGATTGCATACCAAAATGCATAGTCGCTGAACGTGGGTGATGTGCTTATTGCTTGAAGATGTGGGTGTTCGAAGTCTTTTGTTTGATCGTTGCTTTCAGTTGTGACGTTATCAGTTGCTATTCTTGCGACGAATGTTGCACGATTGCGAATAGCGGCAAAGCTGTAGCCTGTGTACAAGTCTTCGTCTGACATGACAACTTGTGTCCAATCAGGGTACATTGCTTTTGTACCATGTCTGCGAAATTCACTGGGAAGTGACATCGAATTTTTTGCGCTGGGTGAAATTATGCTTGCGATTTGTTTGCGTAAATTATTGAACATAGTTTTTTGTTAGTATGCAATTCTGCTTGCATTTCGTTTTGGGTCTATATCAAGTTGTGGATATAAACCCATGACTACTGCGTCCAGTATATCAGGACTCAGACTGCCTGTGCGGGTTTTCACCTTGTCTTTGCTCTCAACTGACAGTCGTTTGTCGTCAATGTTGTGATTGTGCGCCATTGCTTCGTTGATCAGCTCGTTTCGAAACGGACAACCTTCGTATATGCTTATAATACCCTTTTCTAGCCCTTGTGCAAACTCGAAAATTACCTGTGACCTCAAATTGTCGTATTTGTCTGACAATGGTTTTGCACCTGACACGAATTCGCGAACAAGCATACCTTTCGACTTCATGTGATCGATCACACCGACACCAATTCCCACCGCATCAACAGAAATGTTTTGTGGCAATACAGCGTTTTGAATTGAATACTTGATCAGCTCAAGTGCTTGATCGTCAGTTGTCATTTGATCGTGATGATCTTTGACTATCTTGATATCGACTAGCGTTTTTCCATACCAGAGTGCAACGACTGATCGATCAGTTCCCGATCTTGCGACGTCATACCCAATCACGCGCATTGCATTTCCATCAAGATCATTTGTGATTGCAGTCGTGAAGAATCGATACTTGAACAGATTCAAATCGTCGTCTGTATAATCCCAATTATTGAACAAGTAGCGTTCTTGCCATGGCTTCGGGTTTGACTTCATCATTTCGATGTCGTCTTTGCTTTGCCATGAGTCTTCAAGATTGAATTCGATCACTAGCACACCCTTTTCAAGGGTTCCCGCTCTCCATGCGTCGTAATACTTATGTTTCAAAAACGTATCATTCGGGTTCATCGTGATGATCGATACACTGGGCTGACCATTTTCGTTTCTGCGCCCTCGTCTGCTGACTGCTGTGATGAACATGATTTCAGACAGTTCGTCACCCTCATCGATGTGATTTCCCGATGCGTTGATACCTTTCAGCTTTCGTGCTTGACGATCTTTCGTGATGTCAGCATCAACAAAAACTATTTTCGATCGATTATGTGTGAACTTGATTTCTTGATCTTGTTTGTTGTAGATGTAGTCATCATTTTCGACGAAGTTCATCTTGTCGAGCATCTCAAGATATGAAGGTATGACAGAACGCTTTGCAGTTGAAAGATTTGCACGAATCACAGGCCAGTATGTTTTTGGGAACTCGTAGCAGATTGAAATTGATGCGTGTGCCGCGATGTCTGTTTTGCCTGTACCTACACTGCCGATCAGCACGATAGTATGCACGTTCGGATTGTTGAGTGCTTCAATTACTATCTGTTGTTTCGACTTCAGTTTCAGCATTGCGTGGGCTTATCCTTGATATTATGAGCGGTGACTGTATTTCTTTGCCGTTACTTGTTACATCGAGTTTGTCGCCATAGCCTGATTTGCGTAGCCATTCCATTGCTTTGACGTCGCCCGACACTGCTTTCGCTACTGCTGTGAATACGATTGCGCGCCATGGACTACCCATCGACTTGACTGCATCTTTTTGTTTGATCGGTACTTTTGACCAATCGAAGTCTTCTGCTTCAAGCTCACGAACGATCGTCGCTAGATTCTTTCCACCTTTGGGACGACCGTTTGTATTTCTACGTGGGTCATCACCTTCAACAAATGGTTTCAAATTTTCTTCGTTTGCCATAGTTATTCACAAATTATTCACAGATTATTCACAGTAAACGCATGTAACTATACTACATCATTTTGCTACGTCTTGCACTTCTGTTGCTATCGCTTTTTTCGGGTATGCGACTGATCTCTTTTGATACGTTGCTTTCAATTTCTTGTCGAATACAAACAAGTACAAATGCTTTGTCATACTCTCGACGTGTTCCCAGCCTGTCGGGAAGTGTTCTTTTGAACCGTACTTCGCACGTGCTGATCTGCCATGCATAATCTTGCCGTTTATTTTGTAGTACGCATCTTTGTTTGTGCTACGTTCTCCCAAGTAGAACCAGTTTGTCGCTTGATAGATAATCCCAAGATGATTTTGATTCGTTTTGTCTGCATAGCTGACGATCATCTTGACTAGTGGTTTGTCGATACGCAATCGCTTCAAACTTTCAGCAACATACTTTGACGTTTGAAAGTGTTGTTTGCCATTGAGTGCTACACGAACAAGTTCAAGCACTTGACCCTGTACAAGACTGAATGACTTTGCAATGTTGTTGTTTGCGCCACTGCCGAACGCTATCACTCCCAAGAACAGATCGTCGTCATAGCATGAGTACGCAACTTGTATTGACGGCACGCTTTTTGAATAGTGATACATCAGACATGCTTTTTTGCACTGAAACGATGTCGCTTTTTCAAGTCTAATCTGAATTGACGCTGATTCTTGCATTGTATTTTTCGACAATCTGCTTGATTTCTTCAATGACAGATTCTAATTGTCCAACCTCATCGAACTTGATTGTGATTGTCGGTTCTTTCACGTCTTCTGTTTCAGATTCTTCAGGTAGCTTCGTCGTGGGCAGATCAAGACCCCATGCGTTCAGTTGTTCTGTTTCCCATTCGTTTGCTAGCATGTCGAAATCCCATTCACCGCTTTCAATATTGTCTTTGATAATGAATTCACGTTGCTTTTCTGCTGACCAATCGACTACTTTGACGGGTATTTCTTTCCAGCCCGCTTCGATCATCGCTTTGAAGCGCATGTTGCCACCCAAGATCATGTGATCTGTATTGACTACGACTTCGCGTACTGTCGCCATTTCAGGAAAGTCTTTCAATGACTGTACAAGTTTCTTAAAATTATCATCTTTGATGATACGTGGGTTGTCAGGGTTCGTTTTGATCTGTTCGGGTTTCAGCGTTGTTTTTTCTGTCATAGTTTTTGAAGACTCCAATCGTTACTACTTGTTTTTGTCAATTGTACTTGCACGATCTCACGATTGAACGATATCGTTTCTTTTGCTGTAATGTGATCACATTTGATACTGTAATCGACATAGTTCAAATACCCTTGTTGTCGCAAATAGACGCCGAACGCTACGTCAGGGCCAAGCGCATTCAAGAATGGTTCAAAGTTGAATCGCAAATAGTGTTCTGCTCTTGTCAGACAACAGTACAGACCAGTTGCGTCAACTTGCTGTAATCCCTCTTCTAGTTTGACGCTTGTGATGCTGTTGGGTGAATAGATATCGTCAAGCACCCATGCACCGATGTGATCAAAACCCCAGCGACCAATCTGAATACCCGACACTATACCCATGCTTGGCATTGTCAGATAGTGATGCAGTAGTTTCGCAAGTGCGTTGTTGGGTACGATCGTATCGTCTTCAATCAGAAACACGAAGTCAGCTTTTTTGATCAACACTTTCAGTTCGTTGTGTATATCTGCAATTCGCTGTCTGCGTCGCTTCACGCTTCCGACACTGCCTTCGCCACGCTTGCGATAGACACATAGTTTTTCGTTAAATTTGCTGTTGACCGTAAAGTTTCGTGCCTTTTCAAATAGATTTAGCGGACCATCAACAAAGCAGAGCAAATTGACCTGTGTTCGATCGCACTGTAACAGCTCAAGCTGTGCAAATACACGCTTTAGATACATATCCCGTGACACTGGTAGTATTATTGTGACCATAGCTGTTGATATGCTTCTCTCAGTGCGCCTTCGCTAAACTTGTTGTGACCGATTGCAAACGCCTGTGTCTTCATAGTATCAAAGTTTTGCTTTGTCAGCCAGTCGAGTTTTTGCGCCAGTTTCTTTTTGTCCACCTCATACACATCAATCATTGTCCTAGTCATAAATGACATCTTTTTTGTTGCTTTGACGAGCCACTGGTCCGGGAGCAATTGATTATTGGGTGAAATATCGGTCATGATCACCGGTAAAGCACTCATAAGTGCTTCGTTTGTCGTTAGTGATAACCCTCCATAGCGACGTGGCAATATTAACGCATCAAAGTCAGCATATAAATCTTGCGTTTCGACTATGTTTCCAATTTGGTATGTCACACGAGGGTCATTTGTTTCATAGTGGCTTGTCAGATCATGTTGTGAGCGTATTACTAGATCAAAGTCTGCTTTGCTATATCTTAAGCTATCAAGTAGATCAAGCGTACCGTTTCTGTCGTGAACTGCCAGCGTACCGATAATATGTAAAAACCTTGGTTTCATATACATACGATTCTTGTCTCGAAGAAAGTTGATTTCTCGTG